TTTGTATATGAGGTATAATACCTTCTTTATATAAATCTAACATAGCTTTCTTTGTCATATCTGCTGCAGATCCTTGAATTAATTTATTTAATGCTTTGTATGTAAAACATCTTTTAATTTTAGGTTCATCATCTAATTGTTTCATTTTTTTTTCATCATTAATCACCTCTGGATATTTTAAAATATAATTTTCTTTAAATTTTCTAGCTGCTTCTTCTTTTGTTAGAGGTGTAGACATCACTCCAAATTTAAATTCATCTACTTCCCATTTATCAAATCTACATTTTCTTCCTAATAAAGTTTTTATATATCCATTTTGATTTGCTAATCTAGAAGTGTAAGTCATTAACTCTTTAACAAAAGGAACGTTGTTATGATATTGATTAAATAAATTTTCAGCTTCTCCTTTAGTAGATAAACCTAATTCAGCTTGTAATTTAGCTTTACCCATTCCATAAAATAAACCTAGATTAATAGTTTTAGCTTGTGATCTAGATATGTTTGCCATATCTGCTACAGTTTTATGAAAGTCTACATTCCCTTCTTTAAATTTTATTACAATGCTTTCAACAGCTTCATCAAAACAAATAGGTTCTATTTCAGCTGCATAATGAACAACAAGTCTTGGTTCTTGTTGTGAATAATCAAAACATCCCCATTTATGGTTTATTTCAGGTAAAAATAGAGATCTAATCATAGGTCCTAAATTTCTATCTCTTGCTGGAATTTGTTGTAAATTTGGATTAGAGTAAGAAAATCTACCTGTAACTGTTCCACCTACATCAGATCTAATTGGATTGATGTCAGCATGTATTCTTCCTTTGTATTCAAATCTTAAAACAGTATCAATAAAAGTTGTGTGTGCTTTGTTTATTTCTCTTGCTTTAGCAATCATTTGAACTATAGGGTGTTTATGTTCTTGTAAAAAATTTTTTGTGAAGGAAGGTGCTAATGATTTCTCAGTTCTTTCGTAGTGTAAACCTAATTTATCAAAAACTTTGGCAATTGATTTTGCAGCCCAAATTTGAGGGTCTATCCCTGTTTCTTGTTTTACTTTTAATAATAGTTCTTGTTCTTGTGATGTTAACTTTTGTTTCAGGAGTTTTGCTTTCTCTACATCAACTCGGACTCCTTTAAATTTCATATCTATTAAACAAGGAAATAAATCAGACTCTAATTTAAATATCTGTTCTAACTTTTGATTTTTAATTTCTTTATCTAATACTTTATATAACTCTAATGTAAGTTCTGCATCTTTTTCTGCATAGGATCCAACATACATCGCCGGAAGTTTATACATCTCAGACTTTGGATCTATTCCCCAGGATTGAGCTGCTTCATTTAAAGCAGTTTCATTTTTAGTTTTACCTAAATAATCAAATGAAACACTGTTTAAAGAATACCATAATCTATTCTCATCAATTAAAGATGCCATAACCATAGTATCTACAATTTCCCCTTTAATCTCGATGCCCGCCGCTCGAAGCCAGCATACATCATACATTGCATTATGAAATAATTTAATGTTAGGAGCAGAACAAACCTCTTTAACCCAAGCCATTACTTTATCTTTATCTAAATTACCACCACCTTCATGAGCAATTGGATAATAAGCTGACCAACCTTCTACGGCCACAGCTACACCAACAATTTCTCCATTACCTCTTATCGCACCAGATCCTCTTGATTTTAAATCAGGATCTTTAGTTTCTAAATCTATAGCTACATGACTATAGCCTTTTAAATTTGGAAAGTTTTCAGGGCAAACCCATTCTTTCTGAGCTTCAAACATTTATATTACCATTATTAAAAAACAATATATACACAACACTGTAAATAATCCTAAATCAAACACTGCCATTTTTTTACCTCTCATCTTTATAATCTCTTTCCAATATCATTTCTAAATAATGAATTGCTTTTAATACATCTTCTTTTTTTCCTTTTAATCTATGACGACATATGTACTTTATTGCGTTGCCTTCTGCAAAAGGTAAATTGTTCTCATTAATAAATATAGAGGGCTGTATTTTCATCTTACGATAATGACTGCCACCTATTTGTTTAAAAAACGCTTTGTTTGTCATATTGGATCTCCTATTGTATAATAATATTCTTCTGTTGGCTGCATAATATATAAATTCTCCTTTGCTCTGGTTACACCTACAAAAAACAAACGGTGTTCAGGATTAGGTTTTATCCTAGCTGCTTCATATATTACCTTTCTTAAATCGGTAAACAAAACAACATTGTCACATTCTTCACCTTTTACACCATGTATTGTAGATACTTTAATTCTTGCTTTACTAAATAAATCGTCTCCGTTTGCTATTAATGCTTTCATATATAATTTAATATCTTCATTTATATTTAATTGTTCCCAACTTCCGTAAACTAATAATCCATGATCCATTCTTAAATCATCTAAATCTACAAAATCTGCTTTGTCTAAAGATTTACCTAAAGAATAATTTTTCTTTATTTGTTTATTCTTAACATTTAAATATTTATAAATTTTTTTAGCTTCTTCAGCGCCAACAGTTGCCCCTTCATTTAATCTAATCCAAATTTTATATGCTTCTATAGGTTTGTCTAAGCTATTGAATTTACAGTCAAATCTAAGGTTTAAAGAAATTAAACGATCTTTTATTGTAGGTAACATTTTATTAGTTCTAGCTATAATCATCCAGTTTCCAAAACTAAAATCTATGTTATCTAAAAATTGATTATGAAATACTTTACCTTCAGCATCTCTGGGTTTCCATTCTTTTTCTAATCTATTATCTATATTCTTTAATATACTTAATGCTATTTTATGTATTTCTCTAGGAACTCTTCTTGATTCTATTCTTGGGTCTTTGTCTCCTTTTAAATTTATAAATATATTTTCATCAGCGCCTTGAAAAGTATATATTGTTTGATCGTCATCCCCTGCAATGTAAGATCTTTCACATTTTGACTCTATGTAAAAAAACATATCCCATTGCAAAGGATTCAGATCTTGTGCTTCATCAAGAAAGACAGCGTTGAGTGGGGGACACTTATCTTTCTCAATAAACTGTTTAATCATATCAGAAAATTCAACCATTCCTGTTTGTTGTTTATATGATTTTAAATCTGCATCAATTTGTTCTGTTAACCATACGTCCACAAAATCTTTTTTATCTAAATCAACTGCTGCATCGATGATTGAGATTTTTTTAGCTCTTGCATATTCAATAATTTTCATGTGATCATTTTTATAAACTGTAAATCCAGAATCATTTACATCTGATTCAAAAGACATATCTTTACATATCTGTGAAAAATTTTTAAATGCATTCCATTTTTCGTCTTTTAATAATTGCGTATTAGTATCTATGTTTAATTGTCTTGTTCCTAAAGTATGCATTGTAGATACATGTGGAAAATCGCTTCTAACATTATATTTTGTAAAAACATTACCTATTCTTTTTTTAGCTTCATCAGCTGCTGCATTACTAAATGTTATGTAAGCAATTTTATTTGTAGGAGTTTTATGTTCTTCAATTTCTTTTTTTAAATAATGGTTAATTAAATGATATGTTTTCCCTGTTCCCGGAGGTCCTGGAATAATAATTCTTTTCATACTAAACTAGATTCTTTCATTTTTGTTTGTCTTACATTTGGCTTATCTATTTTAATAGTAGGCATCCTCATTGTTCTACAAGATTTTTTATCTATTTTAATTGTTTCTTCTTCAGCATCAAATAATTCTTTTAGTAATCTTACTGTTTTTGGTTTTTGTAAAATCCAGGACTTAGACCTTTGTAAATATCTCCAAAAATCTAAAAATCTAAAATGAGTAATACCTTCCTCAGTAAATGATATTCCTCTTTTTAAATCATCTATACTTTTGCCTGGAGCTTTATTTATAAAATCACCAAGTAAATCTTTTATTTGAACATCTATTTTAGTTGAATCAGGCGCTTTTAATTCTTGTAATTTTTCAAATAGTTTAATTAATTGTTTTCTCCATATAATCTTACCTATAGGAAGCATAGGTTTTGATATTTGATCCATACATGCTACTGAAAATTTTTCTGGATCATGTAACGTTATGTTATCTACTTCAACACTATCCCCATCTATATTTACAAAATATATAGGAGGATCTGACATATATTTACTTATACCTGTTATTTCCGGAGGAGGAACATCATCTCCAACTCCAAATTCTCTTTTAGAGCATAGTTTAGCATTACAAAAACTAACAATAGGTTCTAGTTTACATTTATAACGATATTCTTTTTTACCAACAGATTCTATTGATTTTGTTATTTCATTATGTTGTAGAGGTGGTTTCATGTATTGCTCATTATAAACATACATTTTTGTTTGCCATTCATTAGGAAATCTTTTCTTTAAATAAACACCTATATTATACATCATATCATTTCTTCCACCTTCTGGCATTCCATCTTTTAGTATTGTTTGTAAACAAGGAGGTGCACCTTTTAAAAAATCATCTGAATTATCTACTTCAGATATTTTTAAATTAAACAAATCTTTTTCAGTCAAAGAATATTGATCATATAATTTAAAAAAATCTTCTACCTTTAATTGTTCTCCATTATCATTAAATGCAAATCTAACTGATTTATCATTTCCATGGTAAGGAACATTTAAGAAACTTCCAGTATCCCCTCTTTCAGCTCTAATGTAATCTTGTTTGGGAAATATTTCAGCCTTTGCATACCCTAATATACCCGCAATCTTTTTTAATCTTTCTCTCATTAAACTTGCTGCTACAAATTCTTTAGTAAATAAAAATACGTGAGCTCCACCTGATTTTGATCTAAATAAAATCATTGGTATGCTTTTGTCTCTAATCTTTCTTATAAAATCTTTATGATCAAATGGATAAGTATCAATATCAATACAGCCCCATTTACATTTATTATCTTCTCTTATTGGAACAATACCTAATGCAGGTTCATCTCCATTTAAATGTTTTTGCCAAAGTAAATCTGTTACAGGCTCTTTTTTAGTAAATGATTTTGCTTCATGTTTGCCATTTTCAGAAAGTTCATCCGTAATTTTTGTTTGGCCGTAGGCTGTTTGCAGGCCAGCAAATATCTCTTTGAATCTTTCTAACATATCCACTCTTATTTTGTTGGGTGGTATTGCTACCACCCAATTTATTAATTATTTTCCGTTACTCGTTAAACTTTGATAGAACTGTTTAGCTCTTTCATAAGTTGCCGAATCATTAACAGGACCAACCTTTTGGACATTATATCCATACCATTGGTTTCCCTTTCCGGAATTTAAGACAGTTGATACTCTATAAATGTGGCTAAAAGATGCCGGAGTATAAGGCCCGTTTTTACCATCTAAAGTAATAGACATCATCATAGAATTCCACTTTCTACTTATTTTACCTTGAGACGAACTCATAGATATTAAAGCAGATTCAGTAGTGCCATTGTCTAATATTAAGACAAAATGTTGTCCTACTGTTAAAATGTAATTACCATTTGGTAGTCTATCTTTCTTTAAAGCATCTTGAGTTGTTTTTGTTAGAATATCCGAATTATCTGGATAAATGTTTTCAGGTCTTCCTGAACCTGTTCCAAAATCAGACCATTCTTGATATTCTAATTTATAATGACAAGGAACAACATCTATTCCTTTAGCACCATCATAAATTTTCTTTGTTACTGTATTTAGTAACATTCCTGGTTCAGCTCCTGGAACATAATTTGCATTACGTTTCTGTGCTTCTCCAGAACCATTTTGTAAAAGTTTTAAAATAGGTAAAGCAAGACTTCCTGTCTTTACATTTTCAAAACCTGCGTGAGCATCACCTTCAAATAATATTGAAGATGGTAACTGCGACGACTTATTAGCTACTTGTTTCTCGTTACTCGTTTCCATTTTCTAGTTTCTCCTTGTTATTTTTGTTTGGTTACCCGCAAACGTTTTAAATAAATCAGAGGGCATCTCTTGCCCAGCTTCGAGACGCTCTCTGACTACCGCTTTGAGTGTCTGGGCATGAACATTAATTTTCTGGACTGGTTCAAAACCCTGACCTCGTGCAAGGACAGCATAGTTTGCCGCCTTGTTATCTTCGCCACGACCAAAGGTAACGGTAATATCATTTTTAATAATATCACCTAGACCGTTGTTACGAAGCCATTCAAAAGCTTGTTCCTGAACTTCAGGAACAATAGATGCACTGTAAAAAGGTTTTATTTCTACAGACTCACCATCTTTTAGCTTTAATTTTGTAATATGCATTTCATGCATCATTAAAGGTATTTCTACCTGAGAAAGTATTCTAGCTTTTTCTTTTAACTTACTAATACTTTCTTCTGCATTTGTAATTTCGTCTTCTAAATTTTTTAACTCTATAACTTTATCTGATAAAGTTTTAGCAGTATCAATCTGTGTTACAGATTTTATTTGATCGTCTTCAAAGTTTATCTTCGACATTAGCTTCTTCTTTCTGGTTTAAGTTTATTTCTATTGGATAATATCTTCTTTCTTGTTTGTCCCATTTAAGAAGATTATATCGGCCATTAGTATAATCTGAAACTATGGAACATGCAACACCTATTATTGCAGGATCACCTGTTAATAATAAATAATCATCTGGTTTGTAATCTTTTAATAATTTTTTTAATTTAAAAACTACAGGACCAGAACTTAAAATTATTTGCGCATTTTCAGGTAACAAAACTTTCAATTTACCAAAGTTAGCAGCCCCTATAATATTAATCTTGGGCCTACCTTCTCTGCTTCCAGGAACGTCCTGAATTACGTAAACAATTTTTTCTTCCATATTTCTTGACAAGATATACCTTCTTTAGTATACACTTGTCAAATAGAAAGAATAAATAATTATATGCATTATAAATTTAAGACTAAACCATTTGCGCATCAATTAAAAGCGTTAGAAATGTCTTGGGATAAGAAGGTTTTTGCTTATTTCATGGAAATGGGTACCGGTAAATCAAAAGTACTTATTGATAATATTTCTATGCTTTATGATAAAGGACATATTAATGGAGTATTAATTGTAGCTCCAAAAGGTGTTTATAAGAATTGGTTTGATTCTGAAATACCAACTCATATGGCGGATCATGTTGAAAAAACAATGGTGCTTTGGGAAGCTACCATTAGTAAAACTAAAGAAAAAGAATTAAATAATTTATTTAAATCTAGTGATGATCTTCATATATTAATTATGAATGTAGAATCTTTTTCTACTAAAAAAGGAAAACAATTTGCAGAAAAATTTTTAAGTTGCCATAAAACTTTAATGGCAATAGATGAGTCTACTACTATTAAAAATCCAGAAGCAATAAGAACTAAAACTATTTTAAATTTAGGTCTTAATGTTAAATATAAAAGAATATTAACAGGATCACCAGTAACTAAATCTCCTTTGGATTTATTTACTCAATGTTATTTTTTAGACCCTTGGTTATTAGATCATCAATCTTATTATAGTTTTAAAACAAGATATGCTGTTTTAAAACAAGTTAACATAAGTGGGCGTATGATACATTTGGTTGTTGGATATAGAAATCTTGGTGAATTATCAGATAAGTTAAAACCTTTTTCATACAGAGTTTTAAAAGATGATTGTTTAGATCTTCCGCCTAAAACATTTATGAAAAGAACTATCCAATTAAGTTTGGAACAAAGAAAAGTATATGATCAAATGAAAAAAATGGCATTAGCTGTTTTAAATGGAAAAATGGTTACAACAGCAACTGTGCTCACTCAACTAATGAGATTGCATCAAATAACATGTGGTCATTTTAAATCTGATGATGGTGATATACAAGTTCTTAAGAATGAAAGATTAGATGAATTATTAGATGTATTAGATGAAGTAGAGGGCAAAGCTGTTATATGGGCTCATTATAGATACGATATAGAAATTATTGTTGAAGCTATTAAAAAAAGATATGGAGATAATTCTGTAGTAACTTATTACGGTGATACATCTACAGATGATAGACAAAAAGCAATTAAATTAATTCAAAATCCAAACAGTCCGGTAAGATTTATTGTAGGTACACCACAAACAGGCGGATATGGAATTACATTAACAGGCGCATCTACTATGATTTATTATTCTAATGGATATGATTTGGAAAAACGCCAACAATCTGAAGCTAGAATTGATCGTATTGGTCAAGAAAAACCTATGACTTATATTGATATTATTGCGGAAGACACCGTAGATGAAAAAATCGTAAATGCCCTCCGCAAAAAAGTTGATATTGCCTCTAAAGTTATGGGAGAAGAACTAAAGGCTTGGATATAAATATCCATTCTTCTTCGTTGTAAGGCATCATTTTACTTCTACTTTAATACCTTCAACTTCTTTTGGTTTTTTAAAACCAAGTTTAATTTTAAGTAAACCATCAATCATTTCAGCTTCATCGATTATTACATCAGATGCTAACTCAAATTGTTTAATGAATTTTCTATAAGCTAGTCCTTTTTGAACATAGTCTATATTTTTATCTTCAACTTTACCTTCTACAGTTAAGATACCGTCTTTTACTTCTACAAGAACGTTTTCTTTATTGTATCCAGCAAGTCCTATTTCTAGACCAT